TCTTCCATCCACAACAGTAGCTTTTGGGCGACCTTGAGGAGCGGTGGAGCCGCGCAGATCAGACGTGCGTTGGATTCCATAACTGCAAGCTCACTACTGCGGTAATATGGTGAATCTGGAGAAAGGCGAGATTGTGTGCTCGGTGCCCCTCTCTTGGACGTTGCAGCGATTGCACCAAAATCGTGTGACTCAATAATGAGCCGTCCTCCGCCATTCGTAGCGCCTATTACAGATTGCCACGGGCCAGGTGTCGCGTTACAGACCAGCATTGTTGGATCTGTTTTGATCATAAAGAACCTCCTTTTTTATTGTGTTAAATTTACTAACCGTCTGCCATTTGGATGATTTACAGCCTGGACAGCATTTAGGTTTCTCCACCCGCGGCGTCCAGGTCCATCCGCAGCGTTTACAGGTGCAGGTCATTGCCTAATCCTCCTCATAATGGTCTGTGCGTTGCTTATCAAAGCGCGTAACAATACGATATGTGCGCCCCATGTACCGTTCATCCCAACGTGCCTGGTCAGTTGTCCGCTCATCCTCGATCCTCGCCTTACCCTCTCGTACCAGCCGTTGCGCGTATTTTTTCGTGATTTTCATTTTTTAATCCTCCTCCTGCCTGGTGTGTGGTGTATTGTCTGGTCTCTCCTCTGTGCGCTCCTCCATCGGTGTATGCTCCCCCCTGCCGATTGCTGTTAACAGGGTATGGCAGCTATCACAGTAATAGGCGGCGACCTGGACGGTTTTGCCTGCAAAATAGTCGCGCTCCTGTTGCGTGTATGCTGTCCGCGTGTCGATCCGTGCCCCGCATCTATCACAACGACCCTCGTAATCGCTGTCCTCCATCTCGACAACAGCCTCGATGTTGCGATAACTCAGGATGGTTCCCCGGCCAGCAGCCGCCATCGCCTGGTTGGCCTGGCGCAGCAGAGCATCGGTAAAATAATCAACATTGGGGTGGATCAATGTCTCGATCGATCCGTCCGGCCTCTGGACTGTTATCTCTGATTTGCGTGCCTCGATGATCCTCATGATTTACCCTCCTCTGTTTTGTTTGCGCCCCTTGATTATGATTATACGCATATATTGCAGGATGTCAACAAAAAAAGATTATGATAATAAAAATAGAGTTCACACTTACTTCACAGAACGAGCGTTCTAATACATATAGTGGCGAGTAAAAATAAAAAATACTACATATTGTATTATATCCTTGCATGTGCTAGTCTGTAGGATTATATTTAAATCACGACTGACAGATTAGGAGGGGGATATTGGGATTAATCTACTGCCAGGATGAGGGATTTGATTGCAGCCTGTGCCGATTAAAAAGAAAATGCCAGGCCATGTGCCCGCCTATTGAGTGGTGCGTCGCTGAGATCGAGATCGAGCAGCAGGAGCGGCCATTGAACCCGGCAAGGGATATAGTTATCAACAGTTGGCCGGAGACGCTGTCAACTGGCGAAATAGTATTGCAAAAATATTTTCGGGATCGCATGGCAATCAACGAGATAGCACAACAGCTCGATATATCAAGACAATACGTACACAAGACCATCGCCAAGGCCAAAAAAATAATCGCCGAAAACATCAAAAAACAGCCCAAAACAGGCGACTCAACAACATAGGTATATATAGATAAGTACCGCAAAGTGTCCTCTCAGCGTACGGCAAGCAAAGCGCAGCCGATAGCGCAATCAACCAACAACCTACCAACCCAACCAACTACCTAACAATAATAATAAGGATACGCGCTCACGCGCGTTGCAACCAACATGCCAATCAACGAGCAAATAGCAGCAGCACTACCAGACCTGATAACCGGACAACTATCGCAGTCCGGATTAGCTCGTCAACTGGGTGTCCATCCATCCACTGTCAATCGCGCAATGCAGCGCGATAATATACAGCAACTAATCAAGGATGCACAGGTTAAGCTCTTAACCGAGTCACTCGATAACGCCGTCCAAAACCAGCAAGATAAGATCCGGCTGTCAACCAAGATAATCGCACAGGTTGACAAAGATCAACCTACTCATCCACTAGCCAGGACGATGCTGGAGCTGGGCGACAGGGCAGAGCAAGGATTGCTACAGGCAACAGGTATCCACCAAGCACACACGCAGAGCATCGCCATTACTAATATCCTGATCGATAACCGCACCGAGCTGTCACCGGTAGTCGAGTCGATGCTATCTGCTCGGTTAGGTAGCGTTATCCAGGATGCAATAGACGCTGATTTTGATGAGTGACCGATTAGAGGCAAGGTGGTGATCACAAGCAAAGCTAGCAATATCAGACAGTTAGGTATTGCTGGTCACATAATTAACATTATGTAAACTAAACAGGTGTTTCGGTTCTAAGTGTACGTTATTGCTGGTGTAAGTGGCAATGCTGCCGCATTGCAGGACCACCAGTTATCAACAGGCAGGGCTCCGGGATAAGCAAGGGGGGGCTGATGGCTGTCTGGAGGGGGAGGGGGGCACCGCACGAGCGGGTCCCATCGACGCACCATCGTAGAATCCCTCGCTACACACAACGTTCCACAACTTTTGAGGTTGAGATGTTAGAGATCTGTTCAGCTTGTTGTTTACTACTTTTGTTGGCTTACGGTTCGTTCCGTAGTCGTTAAGGAGGGGAATATGGCAAACGGGTGTCTTTGTTCATTAGCTGGTACTGCCGCTTGCAAGACTTGTCCGAGCAACGTTGGTTCCTACGGACAAAATGAACCCTACTACCCCGGTTATTCTATTCCATTCCCTACTACGGGGAAGAAAACAACCATTACGGAGAAGTTCGACAAGGATGGGAAGTTGGTTGAGCGCAAAATGGAATTGGACGTTTAGGAGTTTGTGATTTTAGATAGGGAGAAAGGGAGAAGGAAAGATGATTATTAAGTTTGAGTCGCGGGAAAGATGGGTAGTTTTCGGGGAAGTAGATCATATCGAGTACGAAGAGATCCCGTCTGATAGTCCGATGGCGGTTAGTGCCGATTCTCTATGCTATCCACCGTCTGACCGGATGGGTGGAGAAAGATGTGTACTGCTCTCTTTTTTCACAAAGAACATGAACGCGCCCACTGTTGCGGTGGCTTACTCCCCGATTTACCTGATGAATGATCAGGGCCGAACGGTGGAGACGATATAGATATGACTTGTACGGATGCTTTCCTTTTGGAGTTATTGGACGAACGTGGCGGCAAGGCGGCGATTGACGGTCATTGCCAGAAGTGCGGCGATGAAGTCCGTTTGCTTGTGGACTTGGTTGATGGCGTTCCGGTTGTCGATTCGGTTGCGGATGATGGTGCGGGTGTAAAGTTTTATTCTTTTGCGGGTAAGCCCGAATTTTTATGTGGTTCGTGTGTTGAGGCGGGTGAGAGGTTAGGTTCTCCGTGCGAAATCTACACACGTTGCGTCGGCTATTATGCTCCACGTAAGAGGATGAACAGGGGCAAACAGGCGGAAGTGTCTATGCGCAAGACTTACGATCTGTCTGGGGTAACTGCCTGATGGACGGCCAGCTTGCAGATATGGGCGAGGGGGCACGGCTATTGGTTCCTTCGTGGATGTGTTGGTTGCCTGGAATGGTTTGGTTGTTTGACGGTGAGTTCGTCAATTTCGCTGAGGATTGCGAAGAAGGTTTGTTAGATGCTGAGCGTTGAATTTGAGACTGTAACGGATTCCGGCATTGGGGAGTTTATTGGCTGGACCCGTGAGGGGTATGCTCAGTGGTGTCGTGAGGATTTTCTTCGTCGGTGTGGTTCGTGGTGTCCGGTTTGGCAGATTCGGAGGGAACGGATCATGTCGGTTGCCATTTCGTGTTGTCCGGTTGCTGTCTCGTATCCCGTTTACGACACGACAGATGCGAATATGGTATTGGGAACGAAGTATCAGGAGTAGTCTATGAGTAGATACGCATATAAGGGTACGTTTCGTGATGGTCACGGGCATGTGATTTTCGGTGGCACGGTATCTGTTTATTTAGCGGGTACGACAACGGCTGCTTCGATTTACACGGCTTCTTCTGGTGGTACGGCGGTTAATTCGGTTACTTCTTCGAGTACTGACGGGACGTTTGAGTTTTACGTTGACGAATCTAGTTACGGGTACGGCCAGTTATTCAAGGTTGTGCTAAGCAAGGCGGGGTACACTGCTACCACCTTTGACAATTTAGAGATCATCAAACTTCCGTGGACGACTTCTGCGGGTTGTTTGAAGTTCTGGACGTATCAGGCGGACGCTTTGGCGGATGACGGCACGGTTAATTTGCCGGATGCAACGAGTGGTTTCTTGTTTGTTTCCTGTAATGCAGAGTCGGGCATGTTCGTTATTTCTGCTGACGGGTCGGTTGCGAAGGTGGCCGGCACGACGAACACGGATGCGGCGGATACGGATTCAAAATTGGATTGCTTCGATAACGGGACTACCGCCACGATCAAGAACCGTTTGGGTGCTGACGGTGAGACTAGGGCATTCTACTTCTACAACTAACATAGGGACACTACCTGACAAACAGGAGGCGTAAAATGGAAACACCCATACGCGAGTATGGCGAAGAGATGCCGGTAGAGATTGAGGAATTGGATAATACTGGTCGTCTAATTGTTAGTGCTCGTAACGAGGCGGGTTGCAATGGGACTTTGGTGGACCTTATCGATGTTCTGAAATTCGTAAAAGAAAACATGCCCGACCTTTGGAATAGTATCTAATGCTTGACGAGTCTGTTCTTTCTCAACTTACCGAAGATGACATAAAGGCCCTGAACGATTTTGAAGGGTATCTTGAGTTTATTCCTACCGAAACATGGTACTGGTTGATAAATTGTCCCTGTAAAATCAAGTGCTTATTTTATGGGAATCAAAAAGGCAAAAACGAAGAAGTGACGATGGATTACTACCTGCGGATATGGGGTAAGCATCCACAAGCCCACCTCAATATTAGACCCGAAGATAAGATAAGGACAATTCGTTTCGCCTCCGAAAACCTTCCCGGTGATAACGAGAATGAAGAGGTTAGGAATACTCAGTATCCGGTATTAAAGAGGCGCTTCAATCCTTCGTGGTTATTAAAAGATATTACCGCGAGGAAGTCGGTGGTGGGCTTACAGCCGCAGATACCAAAGATTCTTTCAGACGGTCAAAAGTGGCATCAGAAACCGGCGCAGATTGAGTTTGTTTCCTACGGGCAGTCAACACAGGCTCAGGCGGGTGTCCAGCGCAGGTCGGTTTGGATTGACGAAAGCGCACCGAAAGACTTCTTTGACGAACAGATACCACGATTACTTGCGGCGGATGGTGATTTGATCCTTTCTTATACCCCAATTCCTGGTTCTATCGGATGGGAGTTCGACGAACTGTACGATAGGGCAAGGATTATTTACCGCACATTTGCGGTTCGGAAGCGGATTTACAAGAGAACGGGCATTAAGTTACCGGCGATTCAGTACACGGACAGTAAGGATGACATTGCCGTTATCATGGCGGCTACGGATGACAATCCGATTTACGCTAAGCTGGCGGCAGAGAAAAGCAAGAGAGTCGGGCGGGAAGTCACTGCGGAAGAGTATATCACCGATATGCTTGGTCTGATAGCGGATGAGGACGTTATTGACGCTAGACGGTACGGGTTATTCAAGCAGTTATCTGGCAACATTTTCAAGGGCTTTGATCAGCGGTGTCATGTTATCAGCCGGGAGAAGTATTTCCCAGAAGGGTTGCCTTACGAGTGGAAACATTTCCGGGGCATTGATTGGCATGAAGCGACCCCGTGGGCGTGTGGTTGGGTAGCGGTAAGCCCTCACGATGAGATTTTCGTTTACAACGAGTTTAACCCGTCGCCCGAACGGATGGTTACGATGGAGATAGCCCGCGTCATTGCCACCCGCAGCCAGGATTACAAGTTTGATTTGAACCTAATTGACCCCTTATCCTCCAAGATACAGCCTAACACAGGATTAAGTTCTTTGGAAGATTTAAATCGGTTGTTTGCGGAGTATCGGAAACAGGGGATTGGAACGGGTGGTCACTGGCAGGTGTGGGATACGAAGAGCCAGAAGGGCCGTGACGAGATTCGGAAGCGGTTACAGAATGCCGCCTTGTGTGGTGTCCCGTTCAACAACGAAGTCAAGAAGGACGGTATCACGAAACGATTACCGACGATATGGATTCTCGATAATTGCACAGAAACGATCAAGAGTTTGAAGAACTGGCGGCGTGAAGAGTGGGGGGATCGGTCATCTTTGGTAACGAAGGATGAGAAGGAAACACCGCAGCAGAAGTGGAGTCATTTCTGCACGATGCTTGAGGGTTTAATGAAGCGCCCGGAGGTATTTGCGGCTCGTTTCGGAATGCGACAGTCCCAGAGGGAAGCGCCACAATATTTCAGGGGGAGGCAAGGGTAACGGTGTCCATATCCCATAAATCAGTACAAAAGGTTACGCTTAATACATCAAAAGTAAGCAAAGTGGAATTGTCCTGGGTCGGCGGTATTCTGGATGGTGAGGGCCATATCAGATATGCTGAGAATCTGTACGGTGGGTCAACCACAGTGCGGATTCAAGTGTCTAATACAAACATGGGAATAATAACAGAGTATTGTCACATATTAAATAAACTCGGCGTTATTTATAATGTTTACACGCCAAAAAAACTTTCACGATTCGGCAAGAAGAAGATTCACGTTGTTTCTTTCGGTAGGCTGGCAATGTGTCTAGCTTTTGCTAAAATAATTTTGCCCTATATTAGGGAAACTAACAAATATGCGACCTTACAGGATATGATTAACGGGATTGAATTTCACCTCGCAGAGTATGTCAGAACGGACGGTAGGAAACCAAACGTACATCTTGTTAAACAAAATACCGAACAATTAAGTCTAGCCGTATAGGAGGCAACTAATGCCTTTATATTCTCTATTATGTCCTAAGTGCAACAAGATATGGGAACTGCTTATAAAATTGAAGGATTACGACAAGGAAGTGGAATGTCCAGAGTGTAAGACGGTATTGAAACGGATGCTTTCACCCGTCCCGTTCAAGTTTAACTAAGGGAAGCTGATGAAATCAGACACAGAAGCAATTATTTCGGGGAAGATCAGGAAGGAATTTGACACCGCCAGGTCGAATCAGAGCGGTGATATGGCCGACTTTGAGGCCGTTATCGACATGGTGGAGTGCAAACGGACAGAGAAGAACTATGAATGGCTTTCCGACATCTTCATTCCCGAATACCCCGCCATGTTGCTTACTGAAAGTTCTCAGTGGGCCAATCAGTATTTTGGTTCCCGTGATTTCGTTGATGTTTACCTGGAAGGTGACAAGCCGGATGACCAGAAGAAGTGCGTTTATGTGAAAAAACTGCTTAACCGCACCCTGAATCGTCGCGATTTGTACCATTATCAGAAGTATATGCGGGGCAGGACTATCAATTCCACGGCTGGCTTCGTATATGCGGTATGCGGATGGGATCAGCAGTTAGTTCCAACGGTTACGGGTATGCGTCAGGTTCCCGATGGTGAACGGGTTGTCCCCGGCGTAGGCCCTGTTCCGGCGTTCAAAGTTGAAGAGGTCGAGGAAGACAAGCCCATTTTCGATCACTTTAACTACGATATTTTAGACCCGCGCCAGGTATTAACTGATAACGAGTACGTCTATTCAATTCAGGACAAGAAGTGGGTAATCATCCTTGATGAAGTGACTTATGAAGATTTAATTACCTTCAAGAAGTCTGACGGTTACTTTAATTTAGATCAAGTGAAGGAATTAAGCCGTGGCAGTCAGCAGGAAACGGAAACTTCCAAAACGACATACAATAAGGATGATTCGCAGCAGAAACCCGTTTATGTATCGAAGCCGTTAGACAGACTGGTTAGATACGGGAAGATGTGGGCGGTAGTTAAAGAGCGTGACGAGTACGGCAATCCTACGGTTATTGACTACGGTCACGATGAGTTGGGGGATATTAAGGAAAAAGCGGAATTGATTGAGGGTATCTCCACTGTTATCATTTCCGGCAGTTCCGATATTTTGATTCGTTTCCAAGCGACCCCCTTTATTGACGGTACTGGCAGACCATACAGACCCTTGATTCGCGGCCTTTGCTATATTCACCCGACGAAAGATACCGGCATGTCGGACGGCAAGTATGCCCGTGAACTACAGGTTGCCTTGAACGACACCATCAATATCAGTAATGACCGTGTGAAGCTGGCGACGTTGCCCGTTTTTATCGGTGATAAGTATGCTTGCGAAGATAACGACCAGATTTACATGGAACCGGAACATATCATTCCGATTGAGGGCGGTGTTGGTAATCTTCAAGAGTTGAAGATTCACGACAATATTGGCGGAGCGTTGCAACAGGCCAACTTGTTCGTTTCCGGCATGCACAAGGTTGTCTCGGTTTACGAACCGACGATGGGTGATACGGCAGCGCCCTCTACATCGGCAACGGCAACGGCAACGGCTGATTCCCGTGGCAATATGAGGGCGAATTACAAGTCACTGACCTACGAGTACACGTTTTTAACGGAACTGTACTGGATGATCTTGCAGATGTCGTATCGTTTCATGCACCCTGATACGGCAATAGATATTCTGGGCGAAGAGGGTGTCATGCTGTTTGACCCCAACGGTGATTATACCTACAAACCGATCACGGCTAGTATCGAACTGGAACACGCCAAGGGCCGGAAGATGCAGCAGATAGATCAGGTATTGGGCCGAATTGTGAATTTCCCGAATCCCAAAACGCCGATTCTAATCAATCTGCTTATGGTGAAGTTCTTTGAAGCGTTAGGTTCTGAGTACAACGATATAAAGGACAAGTTGCTTGACGAAGGACCGAAAGGGCAGGCGGCGGCAATGGGCATTCAGGGCCAGGACGCAGCGGCTACGGGCGCACCATTGGGCATGACGAGCAATCAGAATGGCGCTGAAGTAAGCCCACAGGAAATGGACGTAAGGGGAATATAGATGCCAACACAGACCGTAACAGCGGATCAACTAGCGAATTACTTGAAGAGTACGGGCAGGACAGGTTCAAGAACGATTCAAGTTCTCGGTAAGTATCAGTCCTTCATGGATGCGATAGGTTCTTCATTAGGGCAGGAAATCCTTGCAGATGCCATTAAGCGCCACGATATGCTGCTAGACAGGATCGCCTCTTTGGATGCGACGGACGGCGAGAAGGGCGAATACAAGGCATTGCGGGAAGTCATTCTGCGGTGGTCGGAAAAGATTGCGGTTTACGAGGCGAATCTAAAGAACCTGAACGATAGTGTAAGGATGCCGAATGGATAATGCACCTTTAGGGCAGAAGGAACAGCGGGTCTTGAGGGCTGTTTCCGAAGTTGGTTTAATAAAGACGGACAATCCGAAGGGGTTTTTCGGCAAGGTTACGTTGACCTTTCAGGGAAGCCGTATTGTCCATGTTGAGAAGTACGAGGGAATAAAACTGGATTAACATCCCGTAAGCCATCCCTGATTACAGGCAATGGCGAAGGGAACAAATAAAGGAGAGCTAATAAATGGCAGAAGAGAATGTTGCAAAAGACATGCCCCAGGATAACGCAACCGTTACGGACCCCGTAACCGATGATGCTTTATCTTCCGCATGGGATGCAGCACAGGGGGATGAGGGACAGACAGGCGTAATAGAAGCGGGTGTTTCCGGAGAGATTGCAGAAGACCAGACGGAAGAGGGAAAGCAAGAGGACCAGACACCAGAGGAACCCACCGACAATGCAGAGCGTTCTCGGTTAGGCCGAAGGATGAAGAATCTTGAAGATTCCCTGAATCAGCTTTTATCAAAGTTGGATTCGATTCCTAATCAGGCGAATCCTGCACAGCCGCAGAGCGAGGCTCCAACGACCGTCGCTTACGACGATTCTTTTATGGAGCGCGAATTACAGGCGGCTATCGAACAGGGGATTATACCCGATACGATTATCACACCGATGGATCAGTTGAAGGTGGATAAGTTCCGTCAGCGGGTGGAAGAGAAACAGTCCCTTGAGTATCAGAGGGGTTACATCAACGCATTGAAGGGGCTAAAGGGCAATACCGCCGATACTCTGCACGATGAGGTTGTCGCGGAGTTATTCAAGGTTGAGAGCCCCTATAATCAGAAGCGTTACGGTGATCCCGGTGTTGATGCCCGTTTGAATTACCTTGAAGCGAAATCCGCTATCCTTGAAGGCAAGATGACCACTCCCACATCGAAGAGCGTGTTCAGGGGTAAGCAGGGGAATGTCCCCACAGGGAACCATGTTTCTACCACGGTTCAGCCGTCAGAAGATGCCGGGATGAAACTTGATGAAGTCAGTTTACAGTTCATTAAGAGTCAGGGAATGAGCGAAGAGTCTGTCAGAAAGGCCCTAAAAACCCCATTGCCATTGCACTTGAAGGGGAGATTTTAGTTGGATCGAAGCCGTTATACAACCTATTCTACGACGCGATTACCGAAGAGAAGGCGAACTATTGCGCTCCCCGGATCATTTGAAGATTCGGGCAAGTGGGTACGATGCTGGAATTGCGGATTCATCGTGAACGTGGATAGGGATTTAGGGAATCCTGAAAAGGCGGGTAATTACGAGACGGACTTGTATTTTGAGGCTGTTTCCCCCGTTGGTAGCGGCGGTGATCCTATCATAGTTTTGGACACATTGGATCAGGTTAGTACGTGTGTGGCGAATCAATCTGGCGATACCCCGATTGACAGTTATTACTCACCACGGGTTTCACAGGTTTCACGCGGTTGCCCTCTCTGCGGGTGCGCGGCTTTGTGACGTAGCTAACCAGTAACTTATAACGCTATCAAAAAAATTGAAGCGAATTGACGAGTAGATCTCGTTGGTTTGCTTTTTTGTTTTCAGGAGGTTTTAATATGGGAATTACTGTTGTTGAAAATCCGGTTCGCACGATTTGGGTTCCGGTGGATTACGGCAGCGGCGGTGCTGCAACGGTGTACGAGGGTAGCATTGTCGTGGCCGGTGCGATTGCCACCTGTCAGGGTGTGAAGGTTTGGAATGTGGCTGGCGTGGGTGATACCACGGCGGATCAGGTTCCTTTCGGTGTAGTGGTGGGGACGAATGATGCAAACCCCACTTACGATTCTACTTACAAGGCCAATAAGGTTGCTTCCGTAGGAACTCAGGCGACGCTTCTGGCGCGTGATTGGCGCGGCAATGAGGGGATGTTTGCCAAGGGTGAACCGCTGGCGTTGGTCAAAGTGGCGGTTATCGGTCCCGATACAGTCCTTAAGGCTCCCATTTACAATGCAACTCATGGAACGCCCCCCACGGTGACTACGGTTTCCACGGGCTCGACCGATGGTCTGGGCTATACGGCGAGTGCGACGGAGCATACCCCGGTTGCCTACAATGCGACCTACTACTGCCGTTCTGGTGCGAATAAGGGTTTGTACCGCATTTCTTACGACACTTCCGCGACGGTAAAGACCTTCTATCAGCCCTTCCCCTATGACATTGCGATTGGTGACAAGTTTGTGAGCGCAAATATCGCGGCTTACGGAACTTGCAAAGTCATGTTCGACACGACCTCCTGTTCGTTTATCAACAATGCAGCGGCAGTTGGAACCACGAACTACGCATGGATTGATGTTCTCGAACTCAACTTAGAGAAAGCTGGCGAGGAATACGCGATCTTCAGGATCAACCCCCTCCAGTTCCTTTCTCTTAGAGCATAAGGAGGTATGAATTATGGGAAGTCCTATTACGAGCGAACAGTTCATCCGACTGCTTGATAGTCGGTTGAGAGAAGTCTCTGAAAATACGTGGGCCGAATTACCCTCTCAGAAAGATCAGTTGTACGGGAATATTTCTTCTGATTCTGCATGGGAAGAGTTTTTCTCTGTCGGCGCGGTCCCTGATATTCCGGCGTTCAATGGGAAGATTACCTATCTTTCCCAGAATCCCGGTTATCTGACCAGGATTGAACCGAAAGAATACGCTGGCGGTCTGGTATTTGAGCGCAAGTTCCTTGACGACAAGAAGTACAACGTCATGAACAATCAGGTTGCCGGTCTAACCGAAGCGGCTCAGCGCACGATGGAAAAGTTCTCCGTTGGCCCGTTCACGGGCGCTTTTTCTTCGGCGTTTACCTTCATGTATTCGGAAGAGGGCGTTGCCCTTTGTTCCGATTCTCACACCACGAAATCGGGTGTTTCCACAGCGTCCGGTTTTGACAATGCGGGTACGTCTGCATTGAGCAAGACGGCGGTTGCGGCGGCTCGTATTGCCATGACCGGTTACAAGGGCGACATCGGTCAGCGTATCGTCGTCAATCCCGATACGTTGGTTGTACCGGAGAACCTTGCGGATACGGCGTACGAGATTGTTAATTCCATCAACGATCCCGATTCGGGCAACAACACAGCCAACCCGCAGTACAAACGGTACAAAGTGCTGGTCCTGCCTCGTCTTGACGATGCGGATACCAACAACTGGTTCCTGGCTGATAGTCGGGCCATGAAAAAGCACCTGCTTTGGATTGACCGGATTAAGCCGGAAACGAAGATGACCGTTGATTTCGACACCTTTGCCGTCAAGTGGAGCATCTACTTCCGGTGCGGTAATGGCTTTGATGATTGGAAATGGGTATATGGGAGCGCGGTTTCCTAATTAAATCAATCATGTGCGTATCTCTGATGAGGGGGTACGCACATTCTAAGGGTAAGCGTGGGCGCAAATCCCGCGGGCGGTGCATGAGACAGGGCAGCGTCCCTAGATTAAGGAGATAAAAATGGGTCTTACGAATTTTCCAAACGGTGTGACGAGTTTTGGTATCCCCCTACCGAGTGCTGGCCGGGATATTAGCGGAAGCACCTACTTTGTTGATAACAACAGCGGGTCAGACAGTAATGATGGAAGTTCGTGGGTGAGGGCGTTTAAGACGCTGGCTAGGGCTATTACAATCAGTAACCTAGACATTGCCCGTGGTTCTGATAGGTGGGCAAGGCGCAACACGATTTACTACTGTGCCGATACGGAAACGGCTACTCTCGTAGCTTTCCCCAATAAGTGCGACGTGATTGGTTGCGGGTCTTACGACGCAAATTCAATGCCGGGTATTACCGGGAACCATGCGCCGGTAAATTCGGGCAACTACGGAACAAGATTTTATAACATTTGGTTTAAGGCCGCAGCCGCAGCCGCCCCGACAATCACCCTTGCTTCAACTTCCAGTGGAATACAGTTCCACGGTTGTACGTTTAGCGGCAATGCTACCAGCACGATCGCTATTCAAGCGACCGCTTCTCCGTTCCTCAAGGTTATTGGGTGTAGATTTGAGGGTGCTTATGCCACTTCCGATATTACATTCGGTGCGGGTGAGGCCGGTGGTACTGAAATAATTGATTGCCGGTTTACTGATTCGGCAGCAAGTGGAATTGTTGTAAATGCCTCCACCACTACTTCATGGGGTGGCTTCATTGCCCACAACATGATTAAGGCGGCCACCGTCACTATCAACGACGCGTCCAGTCTTTTCCACGTTATCGACAACGATCTTATCAGTCTTGCGACGGTTACGGGTTACGACACCCCGGCTGAGGCGTTGGTATGCAATGCGGCCTTGGCTTCTCGTAACTACCTGACGGCGGCTAATGTGAACTTCGCTTACCCCATAGCTGATACGACTACCTAGTGAGTAAGGTAACGGTTATCGGTTTAGGACGAGGTTGGTCGGATGCCCCTATGGGTGGCGAATCCTGGGGCATCTGCCAACTAAATCTTAGACGGCCGGTAAGTAGAATCATCGACATGAACGATTACACCCTGTGGGGTCCGGTTCAAGCGCGGGATGCAGAGAGGTCAAGGGCAAAAGCGCAAATAGACGGCATTCCGTACATTGACCGGGATAATTACCCATTAGGTGAGGTGGTAAAAAAGTTTCACACTAATTACTTCGGAAGTACCGTTGATTACGCACTGGCGTTAGCGATTTACGAGGGTGCGGATGAGATAGATTTATACGGTGTTCAGATGCTTATCCCTACCGAATACGGATACCAAAAACCTAGTGGCGATTTCTGGTGCGGGGTAGCGATAGGGAGTGGAATCAAACTGTCCGTGTTGGGTGATTCTTCTTTAATGAGGACGCGCGACGGTAAACTGTATGGATACGGAACGCCACAACATTAAACCTAAATAATAGGAGAAACAGCATGGCAGAAGAAGCAGCGGTATCGACTAAGGAGAAGGCAGATTTTCAGATTTTCGGTTCTGTTGATCTTGATACGAAAGGGAATGTTAAATCAACTTACCCCTCTTGGTATTTCACAACGATGCTCGACAATCTGAGGGAAGAAATTCAGTTTTCCGAATATCAGATCAGGGACAACTTCATTCCCGCCTCGGAACTTCATGTAACTCAGGAACGGTTACGGCAGAAGAAAGACAAACTGAAAGAGCTTGAATCCGCAATTCCTCGGTTGAATGGCAGGGATAAAGACACGGTTGCCAAAGTACGCGATGAGTTGAGCGAGAAGATACGGGACAAAATGTACACCCGCGAACAGATGCGGAAAGGGCTTGCCGACGCACACCAGGAGGCTCGCCACATGCTTGAACCCTGCATCGAATTGAAGGGGGATGCCCTGGCAATGGCGAAGCGGTGCAATGTCCAGGTTGGCAAGGGTGGCAAGGTAAGCCGTACGGGTGCGGAAAAGACATGGAAGATCATGTCAAAGATCCTTGAGGAATCAACCAACGTCGAGAGTTTAAGAAGGGATTAGCGCATGGGCTGTGACGGGAAGTCTCTGACCAACGGTTTAGCCGACCTGCTGAATGAAACGCTGTCAACTTCATCGTTTCTGGAATCGAAGACGATCTATGATTACCTGTACGAAGCAGCGTTAGAGTTCGCAAGAAGGACGCGCGTTCTGACGGCTACGCAGACGATTACCACGGTTGCGGATCAGGCGGCTTACGATCTTAACACAGACTTCTTGTGCTTTTATTTGCGTGATTCTTCTAACCGTTACGTGGCAAAGCTCAATGATGGTTCGTCGGATTACTGGTTGAGTTTTCGTGATTATGAGGCCGTTAGCTACGCAAATAATGATGATTCGGTTGCCATACCAAGCAACTTTTCTTTGATCGACAAAGCAACGGTTACTTCCAATATCACCGGGACCGCAACGGCCAGTGGTGCGGCGACGGGTAACGAATGCACGTTGGCCGATTCAGCCGGGGATTTTTCCGGTGTTAAAGTTAGCGACGATATTCACAACACCACGGACGGTTCTGATGGTGTTGTCTTGGCGGTGACTTCCACTACGGCTTTGCAAATCGCCTTGTTCGGCGGTACGGGGAACGACATAACGAGTGGTGACGCTTATGTCATTGTCCCGCAAGGCAGGAAGAGTATTGTCTTGGACCCGCCCCCTTCCACATCCGGTTATACGCTAACGCTTCATTACGTTCAGAAACCGGACCCCGTTTATTCCTACTATCGACAATACCGTTTCGACCGTCAGTACGCCCATGCCCTGATTAAGTACGCCGCATGGCTGGTGAAGTACCGTGATTCTTCGCCCAACTTCGGTGATGCTTTTTACAAGTATTGGGATCAGGCGTGTCGAATGGCGGCGAAGATCGAACACAAGTCTTTCGATAAGCCCCGGATGAAAGTCAATATGATGAAATCGAGTTACGGTACACGGAGTTATCGTTAATGCCTGAAAAGTCCTCGCATAAAGACATTCCGTTAAGCGGAAAGTTAGTTACCCGCGATCCCGCGTCTATCGGGTCAAACTTCCAGACGTTGAATAATCTGCGCTACACCCCTACGCATAAGAAGGGGGTTGGTGGGATGACGAAGATCAATTCTGTGGCGGCTCATGCCACTGCGGAAATTGGCAACCTATCCCATTTTATCAAGACGAATCCGGCAGAAACGCATCTCCTGGCGCACCTGAACAACGGTACGGTGCTTGAAAATACGACGGCTATCCCAACGGCGGGCAATTTTTCAGGAACGGTCTTGTGGACAGATTCAAGCGGCGCAGGTGATGGCCGTTTTTCCAATGTTTCCGATGGTCAGGTTGTTTACTCGAACAGCGTTGACACCTGTATCTGGGGAGGCGACGAGATGCGTTGCGGTGCTTTTATTACGAGTACCGCAGATATAAACGCATACTGCACGAATCCAAGGGATTACAGTACCGTTGTTACGAATACAAAGCAGGATGGGGAGAACATCGTCTTTATTGGCGGCGGTATTGATTCCAACGTGAAGTTGATGCTCCATTGCAACGGGGCTGATGCGTCCACCACTTTCACCGATGAATCCCCGACAACTCCGTTGACTGTGACGGCGCGTGGGGATGCCCAGATTGATACGAGTCAGAGCGTTTTTGGCGCAGCCTCTTGCCTACTCGACGGAACTAGCGACTATCTAGAGATTAACGACGATGCCGACCTGTACTTTGGTACAAGTCAATTGTGCCTTGAGTTTCGTGTTCGCTTCGCCGCACTTCCCGCCGCCGGATATGCGACGGTTATTTACAGTCAGTACGCCGATTCTGCCAACTGGACGGCGTTCTATCTTAGGAACCTTGGCGGTTCCTATTACCTTAGTCTTGTCACGAATACAGCGGGAACGGTTGCTACGCCGTTAAACATGAAGCAGTGGACGACTCCGGTTGTTAATACTTGGTATCACCTTGCGGTAATTCGTGGGTGGGGCGGGAATGCTAATGTATGGGCGGTTACGGTAAACGGGACAAGTCTTGGAAGCACTACTCTTTCCACGACCTACCCTAATGTTGGCGGAAATGCCTTCATCGGAACCGGGAATCAGGAGTGTCTAACGGGCCAGCCTGCCGCTCAAAGTGCGACCTATGTAAAATCAACATCGGCATGGGATGCGAATTATGTTCCCTATAATGCTACCAATCCGGCGAAATCGCTAACCGGAGCGATGCTAGGCAACTCATGGCTTGCCACGTCTGGTACGGTCACGAATCAGCGGTTCCATATCGATATGGGAACAGCAAGAATTGTTACCAGAATCTATTACGAGAATCTACACAACCTGGGCGGGGAAACAGACAGCGGAGCGAAGAATTTCACTTTTTGGGGATCGAATGAGGCTTCCGCCTTTGCCGAGTTGACTTACGCCACCGACACAAATTGGACACAGCTTACCACGAGTCAAGGGACGTTCGACCAGCATAGTGGCTCTGACGCGGGAGACCCGAAGTATATCACAGTTACCAATACCACTGCATATCGGTACTATGCGTTCAAATTTGCCGACAACTACGGACATGCAACCTATTTCGGAGTCCGGCGCATAGAGCTTCAGGAGGCCATCACCGCCAATTTTAACGGTTGGCTTGACGAGATACGGTTTAATGTTGGGGTATCCCGCTGGACAGCCAATTATGCCGTTCCGACCATTCCCTATTCGTCGGCGGCGAATTATTGGGTTGTTGGTTCTCCGAGGCCGTTGAAGGGAGTTAAGTTCTACATTGCGACAGGGGCGGCTAATGTTGAAACCAGCACCTTGTCTATATCCGAATGGAACGGTAGTTCATGGAATGACTTAACCGCCACTGCTACAGACAATACCGCTGTTGGCGGTGTTACATTGGCACAGACGGGGACGGTTACATGGCCCTCGACGGTCGATAGTGCTTCATCGAAACACATGGAAGGGTATCTTCTGTATTGGTACAAATTTTCGATTTCGACGGGAAGTGCCCATTTCTACCATTGCACGATGGATGCTCCGTTTCAGCCTATTGTTGACGTATGGGACGGGGTTGACCGTAGCATATCACGCTTCTTCTATTACTTTGCCGGAAGTTATCACGATTACACAATGACCGTTCGGGAGGATGAATACTCTTCCGCCGATACCGGCACATATTGCTACATCAATTCATTGGCAACGGGGACGGAATCATTGGTGATCGGTTTTACTGAGATTATGACGGGTATCAATTTCGCCATGATCCCGAATTACACCAACTCCACAGCCGACACGGTAATGAGCGTGTATTATTGGAATGGTAGCGATTGGGTTACAGTTGGCACGGTATCTGATGGTACAGCGGAAAGCGGTATCTCCCTTGCGAAGTCGGGAACGGTTTCGTGGGATCATTCCGCTTTGGGGAATGAGTTCTCAAAGGTCATTGCGGCCTCGGCAAGCCCCCTGAGTTACACGGATTTAATGCTGGGCACGAGAGCCAAGTATTCCGTCCCCCCCTTGTATTATTACAAAGTTTGTTGGGATAAGACGCTAGATTCAACTTGCGGTATTTACTATGTTTCTGGAATCCCTGCGGCAAAGACGATAGGGAGCTTCAAGTTCCCCTTGTTCGCACAGGGTCGCGTTCTGCTTTGTGCAGATATGGCCGGGGACCATAACAAAATCCTGTGCGGTGCCAAGTATCTTCCTGACGTTTATAATGGCGAAGATTCGGTGGAAGTTTATTTTGGCGATGAACGGGAATTGACTTGCGGAACGGAGTTATTCAGCCAATTCGGCGCTTCGCTGTTTTCGTTGGTCCTGATGTTCAAGGACAATGAAACGTGGATGATGGCCGGACAGGACATCAACGAATGGAGCAAAAACACGTTCATGCTGTCTTCGTCCATCGGTTGTCCAGCGCCCCTTACCCTTAAAACAATCAATCTAGCACAGGAACCGGGAACGGGGATCAACCGTGCTTTGGCAATCTGGCAAGGGACAAACGGAATTTATATGTCCGATGGTCGAGCCCCCATTCCGATCCACCTGGATATTCAGGAATACTTTGACCGTAAGGATTCACGCTGTATCAAATCCTCGGAGATCGGTAAATCGTCTGCTTTCATCGACCCCATTAACCATGAATACCACTGGATATTTGCCAGCGGGACAGCGGGGACAAAGAAGGAACTGGTTTACTCCATCAACAATAACGGATGGTACGAAATGGACAGGGGGGCGGGTAAAGCCCTGCGGTGTGGCTGTACGGCGGTTGCAACGGATGGCAATCCATATAACTACGCGGCGATTAACGGGGGGTATATTGAGCGCCTCGAATACGGAACGGATTTCGACGGCAACGATATTACCCATCAATTCCGCACGGGAGATATGGCGCTGGCCGATACGGTTACAGCCGAAACGATGATCGATAAGTTGAAGCTGGTTGCGGTTGCCAAGAGCACGACAACCAATACCGTGAGCGCCACTCATTACGGCGACGGGTGTGCTACGGGTACTGCGTTAAAGACCTTTTCTCCGGCGAAGTCAAATCATCGGATCACCGTACCTTACATCACTGACAATCTAGGGGGGCATATCTTTCATTCCCTCGACTTTTCCATGACTACGAATAACGAAACAATCGGATTCGAGCCTCTTTGTATTGGTCTTACTTTCCACAAGATGCGTCAAGATTAGGAGGACATTCGGATGGCAGTAAGTTTTTCACAGCGGCGGGCATTAGGCAGGAGATACGCGATTGATCCGGCCCTTATACTGGAAGAAGAACGGTTGGACCGTGAAGCGGCATTAGCTCCGCAGAGGGCGGCGTTGGCCTATCAGCGGGAGCGGGATATTCTCAACCGTGAGGACCAGAAGGACGCTGCAAACGAGTCCGGGAAAGGGCAAATGGTAAGTAGTATCTCCGGGATCGGCACTACAGGCGCAATGCTGTATGCCCTTTCACCGGACAAGGCTGCACCCGCTGTGGGGACTGTTGGGAGCGGCACTACTCCTGCATTGACTTCTGCTCCCGGTTTTAGTGGCACATCGGCTTTCGCGGCTAATCCTGCCTTGACGGAGCTACCTAGTTTGGCAACTAGCGCGACTCCGGCCTTGTCAACGGGGATTACAGCTTCTGCCGCTCCGATAGAGGGGGTAGGAACGGGACTTGGTACGGCTTTGCCGGGATTCGGCAGCTATGCCCCCGCAGTAGTCGACGCGAGTTTGATTGACGCTGGTGGGACG